GGCCTTGGCGACGTTGGAGCCCGTGTCAAGCGCCCCCAACGTGCCGGCCGTGGCCGCTTTTTCCTTTTGCAGGCCAATCATGCGCATCAGGTGATTGACCTCGGCCTCTTCCAGGTCAAGGTCTTGCGGGCCGCGGCGCGCCAGCCGGTCTTCCATGCGGGCCAGGGTCAGCTCCTCGATCTGGGCCTTGGACATGCCGTAGGTGGCAATCGCCAGTTTATTCGCCTCGATCTCTTCATAAGCCGAGGCGGCGTCCTTGTCGCGGCTGTCCTTCAACTCCTGCATGGCATTTTTGACGTTCTTGGCCGACAGCAGCTGCGCATCCTCGGCAGCTACCAGGGCGATCTTCTGCCGGGCGCGCTCGATGTCGCCCGCGCTCAATTTGGTGTTATCAGCCAGGATGGCGGCATTGAGCTTGACCGTCATTTTTTGCGCGTCGGTCATGCTTTCATAGCCAAGCGCCTCGAGCTTGTTGGCTTCCAGCTTCTCCTGGATGGAAGTCATCAGCGACTTATAGGCGGATTCTTCCTGTTTCAGGGCAGATGCTGCGCCCTTGTCAACGTATTTGGCGCGAACCATAACTTCAATGTCAGCTGGGATAGATCCAAATTTCGTACGCAACTCGGCAAGCTCGGCTTCCATTCGGTCTTTTGCAGAACCATTCTTTGCGCGCCAGTCTTTAATTCTGTCATTTCTGGTTCCCTCCTTATCCACCGTGCGCTCTTCCTGCGCATTCACAATCTTGCTTTCCAGCGCGTTGTAATCAGCGGTTAGAGTGACAACCAATCGAGCAAGTGATTCTTTGGAGCGCAATGAGAATCGGCCCACGCCATTCTGTGCATCGTCCATATTTTTTTTTGCTTTGGCCAGCGCATCTTTATCTGCATCATTGGCTTGTTTGGCAACAGGAACCGCATTTCGCAGGGCATTACGCTCCTTCAGTTTGTCTATTTCCTTGTCCAGCCGATCAATCGCTTCCAATGTTGTTTCAGCTACAACTTCCGCAGTTTCCTTCGCAGCCGCCTTTGCCTTGTTGGAATAATGAGACCAGGCAATAGCAGCCGCGCCCAGCGCGGTAATGATGAGACCAATCGGCCCCCCCCATAAAAGCCATAATGCCGCGCAAGACACTCATGGCCCTGGTGGCAAGGGTCGCGGCGGCTGCCTGGGCAGTCAAAGCCACTGTAGCTGCGGTGGTTGCCCTGGTGGCAGCAGTAGCAGCTGCGGCCTCAGCCGCCATCGCCACGGCATGCGCTTCCGCTAGGGCAGTTGCGCGTGCTTCGGCAGGGATCAAGCCATTCAACGCGATGGCAAGCATTACTTCGCCTTCGGCTGCCGCAATGGCAGTGCGCAGCTCGGCAACCCTGGCGGTGGCCAGCGCTGCAGCGGCACCAGTCGCCGTACTAGTCGCACGCGCCTCGGTCAGCTTGGCCGCAGCTGCGATAGCGCTGGCCTCGCTGGTCGTGACGGCCAGCGCCAAACTACTGGCCGCCGCTGCCTTGTTTGCAACCGTCGCAGCATAGGTGTCGGTGACCCACTTGCCCATCCAGGTACCTAATTTGGCGGCGGTGAGAGTCGTGATGGTGCCCATCAGTATCGCCATGTTGTCCGACAAGAGTCGAATGCCGGTCGTCAGCGCAGATACAGTGCCGTTGGCCTGCGCCTTGACGGCCGTGAGTTCCATGAATTCATCTTTCAAGACCGTCAGCGCGCCGCCTATGGTGGCGATTTTCTTGCCTTCTTCCTGCAGCGCCCCCAGAGCTTTTGGCAGTACGTCGGCCATGATCTGTGACGTGATTTTTCCCTCGCCAGCAAGGCCTTTCAGGGCGCCAATCGGCAAGCCCATGCCATCTGCCAAGGCTTTCATCAGGCGCGGCGCGGCTTCGTTAACGGCATTGAATTCTTCGCCGCGCAGGGTGCCGGAGGCGAATGCCTGCGACAACTGCAGCTGGGCCGACGCCGATTCCGTCGCCGTGGCGCCGGAAACTTTCAGCGCCAGGTTGACGGTTTCGGTGATGTCGGCAACCTGCTTTTGCGTCGTGCCCAGTTCGCGCGTGCCGTTGGCAATGCGCGCATACAGCGTTCCGGTGCCAGCCAAGGACTGCTGCGAGCCAGTGGCGATGCGTTTCACATCGGCGTAGGCGGCGTTGTATTCGTTCTGCGACACCGTCGCCAGACGTAGCTGGGCAGTGAATTTCGTATACTCATCGCTCATGCCGACGATGGCGGCTAGCCCCGTGCCCATACCGATGGCTCCCAAGGCGGCGCCAACCTTGTCGCTGTACGACGCGATATCGCGAAGAGAAGATGTCGACTGCGTGCGTAAACGATTGAATTCCCGGATCGCCTGGGCCGAGTCGGCGGTAATGATTACGCGTGATTCATTTGCCATCGGTTTTCTCTCTCCAGGCGCTCAAGGTCGCCCGCTCCATACATTGAATTTCATGAAAAACACGCTCTTCGTCGCGACGCTTGACGCGAGCCTTGCGCATGACAACTTCGACACCGGGGTAATTCAATCCGGTCGCGCCGGCCATGCCCACCATCCACTGCGTGCTCATTGCCTGGAACAGATTCCAGCTGGGTACGTTCTCCGGCCACAAGTACAGTGCTTCGCAAGCGGCTGGCGCCCGCCGAAGCCGAAACCCTATGCCTGCAGCCGCTTCTTCGGTCAATTCGCGGCGTAGCGCTTCGTCTTCGCCTGACTCCACCAGGCCGAGCGCCACATGGCGCGCGACCTGACTTAGTTTTTTGCCTTGGCGCCGGCCTCTTTCATGTAGGCGGTGAAGCACAGCATGCCCAGGCCGGAGATATTGAGGAGGGCTTCGAGCGCCTCGGCGCAAAATTCCGCCGGCGTGTCATCTTCTTCCAGCACCAGGCGCTGATCGCGCCAGCCGGTTGCGACGCCGGTGATGAACTCGTCCACTTGCGTTTCGCCGCTGCCGATGGCCGTTTTCAGGTCCGCAGCATCGAGGCGATTGCAAATCAAGGTGAATTTGAAGGGAATGGCCTTGCCGCCTTCATTCGTATGGGAACCGGACACCAGCACTGCTACGGTATTACCAACAACGATTTTGTATTTTTTGGTCATGATGTATTTCCTGATAGCGGGGCCAGCGGCCCCAGGGTTTAAAAACTGGTAACGATGCGGATTTCGTCGTTGCCGGCGACGGGGTTGATCAGCAGTTTGTAGCCGCACATGCGAGCGCCGTTGAGGTCTTCCTTGGTCGGCTCGATGCGCTGCACGCCGGGCATGAACACGCAGACACGGCTGCCGGCGACGGTACCGTGGACCATGCCGAGGCTGGTCTTGGCGGTGGCCAGCACGGCAGCCATGGCGGCGACCTCCTGCGCGGCCGTCAGTTCCAGCTGCACCGCGCCAGTGACCTTGCGCTCGGTGATCGGCACCGATTCGCCGCCCAGCAAAGACTGGAATGGCGTGCTGATGCCCAGGTCGACGGTCAGGCCTTGGCTCGGATAGAATTCGCCGCCGACCAGCGCCGGTGCGGTGGCCGTGGCATGCGTTGCGCCCCAGATCAGGTTGCCGGAATTGGCGTCCAGGACGATTTCGGGAATCTGCCAGTCTTCCAGTTCGGTGGTCGGCGCGGCGGCAACGGCAACGCCGCCATTCAGGCAAACGAATTTGCACGAAATTACCGGTTTTTCACCCACGGTCAGCTTGAGCGAGGCAGTGCCGCGCGCGCCCAGGCCTTTGTGGATCACGCCATCGTCATACCAGTAAATGCTGGTCGATTCAAAACCGGTCGACACCGGCACGTAATCGACGCGCACGCCGGCCGTCACCACCTCGGCAAAGCCGCATGCACGCAGCAATGTGCCCCAGGCCGGGACGGCGCCCAAGGTGCCGGCGCCGACCAGCTCGACGTCGAAGCCCATTTCGACATAGCGGCTGCCGACCAGCTGCTCGTCACCGCCCAGGTAGGGCCGGATATTGTTGCGCTCGACGTTTTGTGCGTTCAGCGGGTTGATACTCAGGTTGCTGACCAGCATGGCGTTGGCCGCGCCGGTCGGCACGGCGTCGACGCCGTACACGGGTTCCGTTTTGGCGAGGATCGCCGTATTGCGAATGAGGCGAGACATGGATTACTCCTGGTTGGGTTGCGTGGCCGGGGCCGGGTTCTTGACGAGCGTGCCGTCAGCCGGATTGCGGGTATAGCTGCCGCCCGTTTTCGGCTCGGCCTGGCGGGCAGGTACCGGCGCCGGCGTAACCTGCATCGCAGCGGCTGGTTTGGTTGTAGCGACATTCATGTCAAGGTCCTTCCATTGGTTTGATGCATCACCACGAATTTGGCTGTGATGCAGGCTATTTTTGAATCAAGCTCATCCACTTCCCACGACAGCGTGTCGCCGGGCAGCGGCTCGAGCGACATGACGGCGCCGTTCAGGGTTGGCGCCAGCGCCAGGCGGTCGAATACCTCCATCAGCAGCGCGTCGGCCACGGCATCGGGTTCGCTGCCGGTGGCGCGCGCATAGCATTCGACGTTGATCAATGTGGCCCAGGTAGTCCGGCCGCCAATGACCTGGGCCAGCGTGGAGGTACTGCGCTCGATGCGCACCACAATGGCGCTGGGCTGGTCGGTACCGATGGCGCGGGTGCGCGAGCGATAAATGCGGCCGCCAGCCAGCGCCGGCTCAACGCGCAGTTGCTCCAGGATGGCGCTGACCACGCCGAACTGCGCACTGTTCATGGACGCTCCAGGAGTACCAGCGTAATGCCGGCCGGTTGCTCGCCATCCGGCCGGCGCTCGGCAACACTCCAGGCCACAGGGGCGCTGGCGCCGACAGCAATCTGGATGATGCTGCCGGAAAAATCAGCCGGCACGTCGCTATTCATGATCTGCATTTGCGGCGTCGAAGCGCCCATGTGCGCACCACCAACCGTGGCCGCCGAATATTCGGCATCGAAGATAACCGGCACCGTGCTGGTGCCGATGGTCGCCATGGCGTTGGCCAGTTTTTTATGCGCTGTGCAGTTCATGCGCGCTTCGAGGACGTCGAACATCAGGCGTTGATCTTGATGTTGATCGTGCCGGCTCCTGCACCAGCTGGCGCCGCAGCGAAGCCCGCCGCCGTATTGCCGGCAGCGGTGGTGGTCAGGCGATTGTTGGCAGCATCCCAGTACAGCAGGTCGCCCAGGCCGACCACGTCCGTGCCCAGCTTGGCGACTGCAAATACGCCTTCGGCGGTGATCGCGCCAGTCTCGCCGACGGCGATGTCGGCCAAGGCGATGGCGATGCGCTTGCCGATCACGACCACTGCACCAGATGCGACAGCGGCAGTGGCCGTGTAGCTCAGGACGTTACCTTCTTGAATATAGTTCTTGGCCATGATGGCTCCTATGTCGTGGATTGGTGCGCCGCCGCAGCGGCGCACTCGGTATGCGCGGTTTAGGCGCCCGGATTCTTGGCCATGGTGCGGAAGTCGAGCGCCTTGACGCCCGCATCCATGCGGACCTTGAATTCGACGCCATCGACGTGCCAGCCGTTTTGCTGCTCCAGCGTCGGCGCTTCGTTGCCGTCGAGGTACTGCACTTCGATGCAGTCATGCTGGTCCTTGCTGGCCACGCCGTACCACGCGGTCGCAGAGTTAGCATCCAGGCGGGCGTCGGCCACGACGTCAAAGGTGCTGCGCACACTGTTGGGCACGGTGTTGTTCTTGTTGGCCGAGCCGACTTCGAACTCGCTCTCGCGCACCACGTTGGCCGTGCCGCGCAGTGCGCGCGGAACGATCAGCGTTTTTACGTCGAGATTGAGAATCGAGCCGGTGCCATCCTTTTGCAGGCCCATGGCTACTTGCAGGGCATCAACCGTGGCGGTCGAAATTCCCGCGCCAGGCAGCAAATTCTTGTGGTCAGCATGGAACAGGGCAATGCCATCCGACATACGCGGGTTGCTGGTCAAAATCGCATAGACCAGGTCGCCGATGGTGCGGATCGCGGCGCGGCCCATGCGTTTCGGGATTTTGGTGAAAGCGTCGAGGTCGTCGTTGATGATGGCCTGGCGCGTCAGCGAGAACATCTTGCCGTAGGTGGCCAGTTGCACCGATTCGCCACGCTCGCCGATGTCGGCATAGGTGTATTCGGCGCCATCCTGGATCTTGTCGAGCGACGGGAAGGTGTTCAGGTCAACGCGCTTGCCGACCTTGAAATCACCCAGCGTGCCTTTGGAGGTCCACAGCTGGAAGGTTTCTTCGGCTTCTTCGTAACCCTTCAGCATGGCCTTTTCGGCGATGTTGCCGAGCAGCATGGGGAAATCGCTGCCGGTATGGGTAAAGGCGGCGGCCACCAGCTTCATTTTGTCCATGCCCTTGGCATTGATGCCGGCCTGGTCCAGGCAAGCGCGGGCAATATCGAGCATACTGTAGCTGCGGAAATTGTTGCTGCGGTCATCTTTGCCCAGGCTGGAGCGTGCCAGCACCGACGCCTCGACGCCGGCCCGGAACTTGTCGCGCTCATCTTCGAGCGTCACGATGCGGCCGCCGCCCGCCGAACTGGCGCCAGCGCCCAAATGGGCCAGCAGTTTGGTGTTGGCCGCTTCGACCGTGCATTCGGTATCATCGGCGCAGACGGTCGCCAGGGCGCTGACACCTTCAGTCGAGGCGAATTTGGCGAAAGCTGCGCTGATGGAGGTGCGACGGGTTTTATCGGCTTCCAGCGCAGCAGCGGCGATCTGCTTGGCCGCAACAGCGGCAGCGGACGGCTCCACGGCTTGCGGATTAAGTGGTTGTGGCACGGCATTCTCCTTCGGGGTGATGGTGGGTTGTGGCGCGACAGATGCCGCAGGACCTGCTGGCAGCGGGAAAGATGCATACCGCGCCTGGATGGATGGGTTGAGGCTGGCCGAGGCAGCCAGCGGCAAGGCAGCGATGGCGGCATCGGCGAATTTGGCGGAGATTGCTTCCTCGGCCGTGTACCAGTGGTCTTTGCCGTCCTGCAACAAGGCCAGGATTTCGGCTTTGTCACCGCCAGTCTTGGCGATATAGCTGGTGGCCATGGCTTCGGCGTAGCTGTCGAGCATGTCGGCATCTTCGCGCAGCGACGCGCTGTTGCCGCCCGTGTACATCCAGGGGGCATGGATCATCAGCATGGCGTTATCGGCCATTTCGACGGTATCGCCAGCCATCGCGATCAGACTGGCGATGGAAGCGGCAATGCCGTCGATCACCGTGGTGACGGCGGCCGGGTGGCGCTTCAACGCGTTGTAGATGGCCACGCCATCGGTCACGGAGCCACCATAGCTATTGATGCGCACGGTCAGCGCGTCTACGTCCAGCAAGCTCACCTCGCGCACAAAGTCCTTGGCCGCGACGGTATCGCCATACCAGCTCTCGCCGATATCGCCATAAATGAGGATTTCGGCGCGAGCTTGCGCGTTGACGCCGGCGGCCGGGCGCGCTTGGGCGCGGATGGTGTACCACTTTTCTGGCGTTGCTGCTGTCGTCGCTTTGGGGCTTGGCATGATGCGTTCCTTAGTCAATGCGCTCAGTGTGTTTGTTTGGGTGTCTCATTTCTACGGAAAAATGAGACACTATTTTTCGGAGTGTTGTTAGTGGGCTATTACGAGGGTTCGGAGTCGTCTTTTGGCGGCACGGCCTTGCCCTGGTTGGCGAAATCCGAACCAAAAATCAAGCCTTTTTCCTTGACGGCCTTGCGGTGAGCGTCGATCTGCTCGAGCACATCGCGCGGGTTGGCACCACGCTTGCGCATCACTTCGACCTCGCTGGCAAAGCCGTCCTGCACCAGGGAATGCCAGGCCAGGGCTTCTTTCAACGGATCGATCCAGGGCATCGACTGGCCGACAAACAGCGCATCGTCAGCGCTGGCCGGGTCGACATCCTTGGGCATGGGGACGGCGCCGGACAGGTGGGCGATCTGCACGAAGTCTTGCCACACGGGCTGCACCAGCTGGCCGACGAATTCATCCGTCAGCACGGCGTAGTTGATCCATTGCTCCACCAGTTCCTGGCGCTGCGCCGAATACGTGCCGTTGTAGTCTCGGGCCAGGCTGGAATAGCTGGCACCGACGCCGGCGGCAACCGCGCGCAGCTGCCCCTGGCGGAAGGTGATCAAATTCGGGTTGGGCCGGTTCGAGTCGATCATGCCGATCTCCTCGCCAACGGCCAGGCTGTCGATGATCATGCCTGGCACCATGCCAATCTCGCGCGCAGCGGCCGGCGCG